AATTTTTTATTTTCTTTTATTTCCATTTCTAGCCTCCATTTCTATGTACTTTTGGATAACTTCAATAGCATCTATTAACTTTATATCTTCAGGAAAAACTATTACATTTACCCATTTTTGAAATACTTTACAGTTCATTTTTTCCTCCTATAATCTCCCAAGTTCTATTTTTGTCCCTACTTTTATATCTTTTCTTTATTATTTTTCTATATCCTCCACCTCCTTATTTTGTGCTATAATCATCTCTAAGGAGGTGATTATTATGAAAAAAGATATTGATTTTGATAAAATCTCAGAAGAAGTCTTAACTGAGTTTTTAGCTTCTATAAAAACTGATAGTGAAACAGCTAAAATACAAATAGAAAATATAGCTAAGATTTCATCCCGTGTTTGCTCTTCAATACTTGCAAAGTATCATCAAGAACTTTTGAAAGATTAGATTGTTTCATATCTTCTTTTTCTTGAATTTTTTGCTCTAAACTATTCGCAGTAGTTTGGAGCTGTTTTTTTATTTGCTTTCTTATGTATCTTTTATATTTTCTTGATTTTTGTTTCATATACCACCTTTCCTTTTTTTATTAGTAATAGCATTATTTAAGAATTGAAATTAAAATAGCAATAGCTAAAACTGAAATAGTTATAGTATTTACAAAAATTATTGCTGATAAGCGTTTTAATTCTTTTTTCATATCTGTTACTTCTGTTTTTAATTCCATTTCATTTAATTGACTTCTTTTTTTAATTTCTTCAATAAGTTTTTCTTCCATAGTCCTCCTTTTATTCCTATATATTTTTTATTTCTACTTATTTTTCATATATCATCCCCTTTTTACTTTTTAAAATGTTGTCATTTTTTCAACAAATTAGATAAAAAAATTTTATCTCTCTCAGTATTAGAAATTTTTAAAATTTCTTGAAACTTAACAATTTCTGTTGCTTTAAATTCAGTTTCTCCATTTATCTTTTTTCTAAGTCCATAAGGAGTCAAATTTAATTGTTTAGCTATCCAATTGAAACGATATCCACTATTATCTATCTTTTCTCTTAATAATTCTGTATCAGTCAAATAAAACACCTCCTTTAATTTTTAAAAAGTTGTCATTTTTTCAACAAATTTATTTTATATCATTGTTTATAATTTGTCAACAAAAAATTTTTTTAAAATAAAAAAAAGTTGCATTTTTTTCACAAAAGTATTATAATCAAGTAAAAAGATTGGAGGAAAATCTTTATGGATATGTATGATAGGATAAGAAACAGAAGAAAAGAATTAGGAATGACTCAAGATGAATTAGCTAAATTAACTGGATATAATGATAGAAGTAGTATAGCAAAAATAGAGGCTAAGAAGGCAGATTTATCCCAATCAAAAATAATTGCTTTTGCTGAAGCATTAAAAGTAAGCACATCATATTTAATGGATGGCGAAGTAAAAGAAATAGAAGAAAAATCAAATATAAATATGAATCATATAGAAACTGATTTTATGATGATACCTTTATATGAAAGCATATCAGCAGGATATGGAGCTAGTAATTCAGAATTTATTAAAATGATTCCAGTTTTTGGTTTAAAGAAAAATGGAACTACATATTTTGCAGTTAAAGTTGAGGGAGATAGTATGGAGCCAAAAATTCCAAATGGCTCTACTATTATTATAAAAAAAGATATAGCTATTGAAGTTGGAGAAATTGGAGCCTTTAACTTAAATGATGAAAATTTTGTAAAACAAAAGAAATTAGTAAAAGATAAATTAATATTACATTCTTTTAATCTAGCTTATGAAGATAAGGTTGTAAATGAATTTGATGATTTTATAGAATATGGAAAAGTTGTTAAAGTTATGATTGATTTATAAAATTTTAAAAAAGGGAGATGGGGTTTATGGATTTAAAAGATAATATTGAAGAGTTATCTAAGAAAATTGAAAAGTACAAAGACAGAGTAACTAATGAAGAAATGACTAAAACTGTATTTGTTTTACCTTTCTTTGATATGCTTGGATATGATACTAGAAATCCTTTTGAATTTCATGCAGAATTTACAGCAGATATTGCAGATGCAAAAGGAGAAAAAGTTGATTATGCAATTTTAATTGACGATATTCCAAGAATATTAGTTGAATGTAAAGATTGTAATAATACACTTGAAAATTGTGATAAGCAATTAACTCGTTATTTTAATGTTACACCAGCTAAAATTGGAGTTTTAACAAATGGTATTGTTTACAAATTTTATACTGATTTAGAAAAACCTAATATGATGGATGACAAACCATTTTTAGAAATAAATCTTTTAAAAATTAAAGATTATCAAATAAATGAATTAAAAAAATTCGCTAGAAATTCATTTGATTTAGATAATATTTTAAATAGTGCTGAGGAGCTAAAATATTCAAATGCTATTAAAAAACTTTTAAAATCTGAGTTTGATAATCCAACTGAAAATTTTATATCTTATATTTTGAATGAAATTTATGATGGTGTGAAAACGCAAAAAGTAAAAGATAGATTTACAAGTACTATTAAAAAATCTATAAATGAATTTTTAAATGATATTGTTAGAACAAAATTAGAGGGTGCTTTAGAAGTAAATAAAGCTGTTGAAAAGGAAATTGAATCTTCTCAAGAAATAGTTGAAGAAATAACTGATGTTGAATGTGGCCCTATAACTACAGATGAAGAACTACAAGGCTTTTCAGTTGCTAAGGCATTATTATATGGAAATATAAAACTTGATAGAATAACATACAAAGATACTTTAAATTACTTTTCAATAACTATTGATGATAAGGTAACAAAATGGATTTGTAGATTATATTTTAATGGTCCTACTAAATTTATTAGATTTCCAGAACTTGATGAAGAAGGTAATAAAACTGATAGAGGTCCTAAAATTGCAATAAACTCTATAAATGATTTATATAATTTTAAAGACAAGTTAATTGAAGCTGTAAAAATGTATGATTAATATTTTATAAAAAGGGAGAGATTTTATGAAAAAGAAAGTTTTAATTGGAATTGTAGCAGTTGTTATTGCTATTGGTGTAATTGGGTCATTAGGTGGAGATAAAAAAGAAAAAAAAGAAGAAGTTAAAACTCAAGAAACAGCTGTTGCTGAGAAAGTTAAAGAAGAAGTTAAATTTGAAGATATTTCTTATTACAAAAATAATAATGATAGACATTTTCAAATTTATACTCAAATTAAAGATAAAAATATTTTAATAGAAGAAGCTAGAAAAAAAGCATGGACAGAAGGAAAAATTACAGTAGTTTCATTTTGGACAACTAAAGATGATAAAGAAGTTCCTTATTTAGCCTTAGCTAAGGATGAAGATACAGGAATTTTTATGCAAGAAATATCTAATTTAAACCCTGAAAAACTTACAGGTGTTTTTTTCAAAGATGTTTTTGGAAAAGAAACTTGGTATGAAGGAAGCATATTCTTGAAAGATTCTGTTACAGCTGAAGAAATAGAAAAACTTAATTAAATATAAAATAAAACTAAGAGGGAGTATTATTTATGAAAAAACTTATTGTAATTTTATTTTTAATTTTAGCAGTTGGAGTTTTAGCAGAAATAGTCTATATTACACCAACAGGTAAAAAGTATCATCCAAGCAAAAATTGTTCTGGTTTAGCTAGAGCTAAAAAAATAATTCCTATTGAAAGAGCAGAGGCAGAAGCTAGGGGATATACACCTTGTAAAAAAGGATATAAATAAACAAAAAAAGCCCTTCAGTTGTTGGTAGCAACTAAAAGGCTTTAAGAGTGTGATACTCTTTGTAATTCAGATATTAAAATTATATCACACTCATTTTTATTATGCAAATAAAGGAGTGTGATTTTTTTATGAGAGCAGCAAATGGAATGGGTACTGTTTCAAAACTTTCAGGAAAAAGAAGAAAACCCTGGTTATTAAGAGATAACAAGAAATTTAATGAAAAAACTGGAAAATATGAAAGATTACCTCTTGGAGTATTTGAAACTAAAAAAGAGGCAGAAACATATAGAATAGCATACTTTACAAATAATCTTGATATGATAAAAGATACAGGTATTAAGATACACAAGAAAAAAGAAAAAGGCATTACTTTTGAACAAGTCTATAATTTATGGTTAAAAAATAAAGATGTGAATGATGGAACTTTAACTAACTATGAAACACAATTTAAAAGAAGTAAAAAGTTGCATAAAATGGAAATAAATAAAATAAATGGTATTTTACTTCA